AGGCGTCTTACTCCGGTAGACGTAAAAATATAAGCGTCGTTCGGTCGAAGATCACAAGTCTTCCTCTGCCGATGTGGCCTCCTTTTCAGATCCCCACGGGTAGTTCACAGCTTTTATCGGCTGCGGCTCTCCTTAGGACCATAGGACTTAAGTAGTAATTATGCTACTTTCGTAGATCTTCACTAATGAGGATGAAACATGCCTGCTTTTGCAAACATTGTGATCAACGACGGCTCTGCTGTCGCCCACACTTTCGGTCCAGCTAACCTGGATACAAGCCAACAAAGTGGCCAAGCTATCTACGCTGATCGCGTAGGTGGCATTGCCATTGGGTTTCCCCAGTTGTACCTTTCTCTGACGCCACCGAAGTCTCCCGTCAGTGCCGGTGATGCGAGTGATGCAAGTAAGCGCGTTTATCGTGCAAACTTGACTATCCGCGTTCCGGTACTTGAGAGTACTTCAGCGGCGACTGGGAGCGGCATCCCGCCTGCTCCAACGGTTTCGCTTGTAACCGTTTGCAAGGTTGATTTCTCGCTCCCTGAGCGAGGGACACTTGCGCAGCGTACGGACATCTTGGCTTACGTCAAGAATGCTCTGGCCCACACTACTGTGGATACGCTGGTGAAGACTCTCGAAGCAGTCTATTGATTTAGACTGACCCAAACCGCAATCTCGCGGAGGGTCGGAAACTCTCTAAAACCATTGGAGTTCCCACTATGGATTCTAAAATCCTCGAGTCATTCTTCGCTTTATGCAAGACCGTTAACTCCCCTAGATCTCTCAGTATGTGGCTTTGTGCCAAATACGGAGAGTTCGATCAGTTAGTAGATTACTCTATTAACCCGAGGGATTACGATTGTCCACAGCTTTTTAAGAAAGATTATCTTGTTACACGATACTTGAAGAAATTCAAGTACTTTGCAACGAAAGTCGATCGGCGAGCCGTGGCGCTTCGGAAATTTAACACTTCTGAAGCATTGTGCAAAGAGACTAACGAAATCCTTCAACTGCGTGCTCGAGGAGAATTTTCCTTCTCTCCTCGCGTTGAGCGTATATTGCATACTGCTCGACGTAAAATAGCTCGTGTTGTCCAGGGTTTCAATTTAGACCATCTTTTGGACAATGGTCGTTTTGGACCTGGCGCAACCTTCTCCCTAAAAGGGAAGGACGCCACGATTGCTCGGAAAGTAACATCGGAAGAGGTTACATACCGTGCGTTACCATACGCTCAGGCTATGTTTCGAGACCCAGCACGTTTTCGTGCATGGACTGGTATAATGCCTGACGGTGACTTCTGTGTCTGCAATTTTGGACACATAGTTAATGGTAATCGTGTTATCACGGTCCCCAAGGATGCAACAACTGACCGCACCATTGCGGCCGAACCCTCGTTAAACGTTGAGTTACAACTCTCCGTGGGTTCCTTCTTGAGAAGAAGGTTAAAAGCTGTTGCTGGAATCGATCTAGATTCACAATTCGTGAATCAGGAGTTGGCGCGAGTTTCTCACGCGTTCGGGCTTTCGACCATAGATTTGTCGAACGCCTCCGATTCCATATCAAAGGAGCTTATTTATGAGCTTTTACCAATTGATTTCGCTATTATTCTTGACGATCTTCGGTCC